TTGTTGCATTTGTTTATTTGGGTGTATGTCTTAAAATCTTTTTTTCGGTCGCTTAAAATTGTCCTCAATCCAAGTAAAGCAAACCATCCCGGCCATAAATCCAAAACCGGCAAACGTTCCAAAAAGTGCGTACTTTAAAAATTCAATCATCGCTTTACCACTGTTGCGGGCCGAATAACATAATCAGTCCCCAATGAATACCAGTTATTTCCATTTTGGAAATACTCAATAAAGCCTTCACTATCCCACTCCGTAAGGCGAAGGTAGCCAGGTGAATAGTAGGCCCGCTTCCAAGTGCCGGTGGCCTTTGTGAACGACCATTGTAAGCGATCTAAACCCTGCACTTTAACAACCCGAAAAAAGATAGTCGTTTGTTGGGTGTAACCTTTGAGTGCCCACGTTTGTAGGGTTAGTTTTTTTTGGCCAGTTGTATCGAACAAAATAACTCCGTAGGCGCTTTCTATTTGGTTGCCATCGCGGATCATCCCTCCAATTTCTGCCCGGTACTTTTGTACCACTCGCATATCTGCTACCCGCCTGCCTATTTCCTGCGCCGATAGCTGCCTAAGCGCTTGTACCTGCTGTACGGTGTCTGTGATGGGTACGTCTGTTTGCGTGCGCTTGCCTTGATCGTCAATTGTCAAGTGCGTAAGGTATAACCCCTGCGCGGTTGGCGTGATGAAGGTTGTATCTGTGATTATTGTTTGAGCGCTTGCGGTGAGCGCTGTTAGTAGCAAGGTGAATATTAGTGTATTTTTCATTTTCTTGTATGTTTTAGTTTAGTGAAGATCTACCCACGCGCCACCAGCGCGGACTTGCAGTTTATTGTCTGTTGTGTTGTAAATAACCAGCCCGTCGGCAGGTGTGGCTATTGCGTTGCGTTGTGTTGTGGTCATACGAGGGAATAGAACGCCCTGTGTAGTGCTTGCTACGTCTAGCGCTGCGGATGCGCTAGGTGTAGTTGTGCCTATAGCTAAAGCGCTTTGAAGGTAATTTAACGCAGTCCCTTGTCCATACAACCCCCAATTATTTGCGCCTCGTGGAATGTCCCAATGAACTGTTTGGTATTGCACTGCATTGGTTAGCGAAGGAACCAAACTCAAGCCGCGAGTAATCCCAGTACCACCAGCAGTTTGATTAATTTCAGAGCGAACATAAAACGCTGTACTTGTAGCATTTCCACCGTTCGGCGCAAATCGCTCTCTTATGTAAAAACAAAAATTATTGCCAGACGTTTGTGTGCTTTGTTCGCCTGTAAAGAAATATTTGCCAAATGGAGCGAGTTGGCTTGTTGTGTAATTGAAAAAAGTCAAATTTGTGCCACTCAAATCCTCGCTTGACCCCAAAGTAGATTGAGGGAAAAAAGTTGGGCTGTTGCCTCCGTTGTTTCCAAATCTAACAAAGCCATTGTCCTGAACCCTTAGCAAATTTTGATTGCTACTGTTTGTCACTCTAAACGACTCTCCAAATGTAGTACCAGAGCCAACAACATGAACCCGTGCCCCAGGATTACTCGTCCCAATTCCAACATTCCCATCATCACGAATCATTAGCGCGTTGTTATTCCCCGCGCTGTTGTGAAATTGCGCTGTCCAAGTGGAGGAGGTTGAGCCGGAGCCGACCACGTGAAGGCGGGCTGCTGGTGATGTTTGATTCAAACCTAAATCGCCAGACCCATTTAAACGAAGTAAAGTTGTTAGTGTAGTGCTACCTGCTGGGCCTCTTCTAAAATCAAAAACATCAGATGTGCCACCAAAAAAAAAGAGCCACGAAGGTATTGAAGTATCGTCTTGTGAAGCAGGGCTAAATATTTGGTAATTATGGGTAAAAAAAGCACCGCCAGTACCAGCGGTTAGACGAAAAATTGAATTTGCGCTACCGTCAATCCTAACACCGTTTTCCGCAGATCCTCCAATAAATCTACCGCCGCCATTAATATCCAAAATAAAAGATGGAGCTGCTCTTCTGATTCCGAGCCTACTGTTAATATTATCCCATACAAGGTTTGCATTACTTGATTGTGTTTGCGCCCCTGTCCAAAAAGCTACTCTACCGCTTGTTCCGCTGCCTGTCACGTCGCTTGCCGGATCGGTGTCAACCGTAACAGTTCCGCCTCCATTTGATAAAGTTAAAGTATTGGTTCCGGTCGATAGCGTTTGCAGTTCGTTGCTTACACTGCCATCTATCTCCGTACCTGTCACTGTAATAGTAGTACCCGCTGTACCTACCGTATTAATACCTGCGCCTGCAATAGTTACTGACCCTCCGGAGTTGCTTAAAGTAGCTGTGTTAGCTGCTACTGATAGCGTTTGCAGCTCATTGGTACTACTTGGATCTGCTGGAGTTTGATTTGACCAAACGCCCGTTACACTGTTATAAATTAGCGTTTGTCCGGTTGCCGGGCTTGTTAGTTGTACATCGTTTATTTGGTTTAGGTCTGGGAAGTGTGAAGGTCTGACAAATAAAGTTCCGTTGCTTGCCGCATTTAATACAATAGCAACAGGAACCTTTAAGTTAGGCGCTGTTGGTATTGTTTTGGTTAAGCACCCCGCAGTTGTAGCGCTACAATAAAGTACGTCACGATCTGCCCACGTTTCACCACAACTCGCGCCCGTTGTATTTAGACCGCGATCTTTGCCAAAGTGGTATACTAATCCATCGCTACCATTTGCAATGTCCTGAGCCGCTGTACCAAGTATATACTCGCTATTTACAGATCCATCTGCAATGGCTGGAGCGATTAAAATGCGGCCCGATGCGCCCAAAGTCCCAACTGCCATAACAACTGTGCCGCGTGTAATTGTGGAGCCTGTTTGGTTTTTGCAGTTGAAAAATACATCCTCAAAGACTTGGCCGGTAACGTTGCCCGAATTTATTACAACGTCTAAGGTTCCCTCCTGTGCGTTCCAACTAAGCCGGCCCGCGTCTAAGTCAGTGGTATCGCCTGTGCGAAATTGCAAGTAGTATAAACTGTCAAGAATGATGCTATCATTTTGTATCCGGATGCCTTCGCCCGCGTAATAGGTTGTCCCTTCGTTTATCCAAACCCAAGCGGAGCCAGTCCAGTAGTAAAGTTCCGGACCTGCACAATTATTAATAACAACCTTACTATCGCCTTTTGTGGGCGTGTAGGCCGGTGCGCTGCATCCTGCAATTTCCTCGATTGTGTTTCCTAAAAGCTGCCAACCGCCGGGCGTGTTGTAGTGATACCATTTGCCTGTTATGGTGTCAATAGCTACTCGCGAAGTGCGGGCAGGAGGCGTAAATGAAGGCGCGCCGTTGGTATAGCTGATACCGGCGCCGTATGCAATGTTATTTTGTGCGAATATTTGCGGTAAACTGCAAAAAAGCGCTGCAATTATTAATATATATCTCATCCAAATACAATTTTTAAAATTCCGTATGGTAGGCCGTAAAAATTATTGGCAGTCAAAAAGTAAAGATCGCCAACGTTCAAACCTGATGCGAGTGCGTCGGCATCCGAATCAAAAAAGCGTACTTTGATTGATGGAAGTGGGCCGTCAGGATTAACTATCATTATTCTATCATTTTAACGACCCCATAGGGAAGGCCGTAATAGTTATTGATTGATAAAAAGTAGAGGTCGCCCGATTGCATACCGGCCGCGAGCGCGTCGGCGTCGTGTGTGAAAAAACGACCGTACACGGGCAATGGCGGGCCAACTGCGTTTTGCCGATTGACGCGGATTGTATATTGTGCAATGTGGCAATGAAAGCCCGAATCGTTGTCATAAATTTGGCGGACTTGTTCGTATCTAATGCCGTCAATGCTTGTTAGTTCGAGCTGAAATGTGACATCACGCCGAAAAAAGTCTATTGCCTGCCTAAACGCTTCTTCTGCTTGTCGCGCTTCGTCAAATGTCGTTCCCCAAATCGCTACCTCCGTTAAAACGTTATCTACCCAACTCGCAGCCGATTTGTTGTGGGCTGGATTGGAGCCTACTACCGTAACAACAGCAAAAGGAAGGGCCGCGTTTTGCGGCGCGACTACCGGATACACGCGCGTACCAAAGATGGCGAACGCATCGGTATTATCTGCTATTATTTTTCGAATAGGGCCTTGAACGTTCATTATACTTTTTTTAGGCGTTTGATTTTGGCTTTTAAGCCCCCTACAATCGTTTTTTGTGTGCGCTCCTTCATCATTATCCAAGTCGGCAAAATAAACGGCCTGGGCGGTGTGTGGCGCGTGCCTTTTTCAATCATGTGAGCGTAGTATCCATCCGTTTTGCCGAATGGCCCAAAAACGCCTTGGGCGGTTCCCTTTGCTAATTTAGCTCCTACAAAAACGGCATACTTGCTTTGCTTAAAGCGTAAAATGTCAAACGATGCAGCGAGGTTGCCCGGATAATAAGTCGCTACTACATTACCTCGGCCCTTTGGCGCGCGCATACTCTTAACGAGTTTTGCAGTACTGTACCGTTTATGGACTTTGCGTCCGTGTGGTGCTGCCCGGTAAAGGGCTGCTACTACCGGTTTTGCTGACTTGGTTAAAATAGCGCTTGTACCACGCTTGGCGTTGCGCGCTATCTGCCTAAATTCTTTTAACAGCTCCTCGACTTCCTTTGCTATTTGTTCGTTCATTCTGTTACCTGCGTTTCAAGTATTAAACGATCGTTTCTTCCTTGTTCGGATATACGGATTATGTCCCAGTTGTCACCATTGTAAACAATCCGATCAATAACCGTTACATCCGTTTTACGAATCTCAAAATTTGCCCGATTGGTTGCATAGACTGCGCCTTCTGTAACGTCTTCACGAACTCCGCTTTTTGGGTACATAACAGACGCCCAAACAGTTAGCAAGTTAGACCACGTTTCTACGCGTTCGCCGGTTGCATTTTCGACAAGCGCGCGTCGTTGGATTGTTATTTGGCGATCTAATTTACCAATGGTTTCTTTTTTATTGCGCATCATATCACAAATCGAGTATAGGGTGACATAAAGCGCTCGGATGCGCGTATAACAGCGTCCGACGGTGAATCGGTGCGATTTTCGTAAATGTCCGCTAAAATCAAAAATACTGCAATCTTTAAATTAGCAGGAACCGCCGCCGCGTTCGCATATCCTGTCGAGTACGTGACTTTAACTTGGAATGGCTCTGCGGTTGCGTTCCATCCATCGACGGGAACAACTACTCCCCTTTGGCTTTGCGTATGCTTCTCAATTACATATTCACTCGATGCCAAATTAGTAAACGTCGCCGGATTTGTGCTGATTGAATACCCAATAGACGTGAGCGCGCTAAATGGCGCGTAGGTTAAATTGAATGGCTGGTCATCATCCGGAAAGCTCCGGTAAGTTTCCACGACCGTAGCGCCCAAAAGCGACATTTGGCAGTACTGTTCGACAAAGCGAATTGCCGCCCGCAAGTAGGCTTCTATGATAGTATCCTCTGCGCTCCCCGTAACGCGTAAATGCGTTTTAGCCTCATCGACGGAAACGGGCAAGGAGGAAGAGTAAGTTAGCTCTATTGCGGACGGCAAATATTTCATTTTATCGCTTTGTTGCTTTTTTTACGATTGCGTCTGTGGCTGCTTCAATTAGGACTTCTGCAATAACCGCTAAGCCATCTTTGATTAAGCGCTTGGCGCGTGATTCCGGTACGTCTTTATGGATGCCTTTACCGTACCCAAAGTTACCGTCCTCATCGTGGCCAACCAAACTATCTAAAACGCGAATAGTCATAATTAAGCGGTGATTAGGTGCTTAACTGCTGCGGTGTCAAGTAATTTTGCGTCCCAACGAGCGAAGCCGTAAAGAGCAATCTCGGCAGTACCCATAAACGAGTACTCGTTGCGTAAAATTTCAAGCGCGCGAGATTGGCGAACCAAGTACTTGCTGAAATCGCCGAACAAGATCAACTTGGAAGCGGTGTTAATTGTGCTGTCCATATCCTGGTTAATCACGTATTGGAATCCGTCGATTGTTGCAGGTTCACCCACGATAAAGGAAGGCTGCCATAATGGACGCGCGTCAGATGCTCCGATTGATAGCTTTTTGATATATGCAAGTACATTATCGTGCATCATAAAGCGACCGTTGCGGCGATATTCAGGATCTACGCTGTGTACCAAGTCGAGAATTTCGGCAAAAGTAATTGCAGTAGCGGACGCGGCGGTTTTACCAAGCGTTGAGCCAGTTACAACGCCCTGCGGCTGCGAAGAACCAGTACCAGTTGTACAACTTTCATTTGCAGCACGGCCGAAACGAGTACCCATCAATTTAGCGACATACGCTTCGATGTCAAATGCGCTATCTTGAATCAAAACCTTTGACAGCTTGACAAGGTCGCGGTACATATATGCGCCGATTGCGACTTGTGCAAATGTAGTGTCTTGAACAGTCGCTGCGCCGCCTTCTGCAACGAGTACCGCTTTGGCGCTTGTGTCGTCATTAGTAGGGAAGTTTAGAGTATTTCCGGAATCCGTCAAGAGAATGTCGGCGACCTCCAAAACACCGCCATAGGCCTTCATGGACTCAATGATCTGATTTGCAAGGCTAACGGGAACGGTATATCCGCCTAAAGAGTTTGTGCCAGCAATCAATGAGCTTGTACCGCGCTTTTCCAAAATAGAACGCTCGGCGTCAGTCATCCGCGCTTCGCCTTGAATTAAGAATTTGCGGAAAACGGCGTTAAAGTCGGCGTTTACCTCTTCAGGATTGCGCTTATCATTTGCGCGGCCTCCTCTCTCCTCGTTCTCATAAAATAACTCCGCTGATCGTTTTTCAGCTTCAAACGCTTTTTGGCTGCGCTGAAAAGATTGGTAAGCTTCCTCCTGCTCCTTCTCAGCGCGGGCAAAGGTTGCCTCTAATTCGGATTTGCGGACATCGGTAAGCCCTTCCACGTTGAGCGCGGAGGCGGCTTCCTTCATTGCGGCTACTGCGTTGTCATGCCGCTTTTTTAGATCTTGGATTTGTTCTAAGGTCATCTTTAAAAAGTAATTGAATTTAAAAAAGCGGCCGCGTTTGCCTTTGCAATTGCTAACCGGATGTTTATGTTTTGGTTTTTTGGAGCTTCAACTTTTTTTGCGCCCTCAAATGAGCGCTTGGCAACTGTTGTATCTTGGTAAGCTGGAAATGTAACCGGAGCAACGTCGTAAAGCGTGCCGCCTTTTAGGAGTTCCCTAACTTGTACTTTGCCTCCATAGATTGCGCGGTCGATCCACTCGTCCGGAATTTTGCCGCGTAGTTCATCCGGATCCAATTCGCTCCAATTCTCGTCTTTTACAGTAAACTGGAATGAGCTTTGAAATATATCCCCGCGCTTTACCTCCTCATAAGTGTCGCGGCCTATTTGGGTGTCCGGTAAATCAACTTCGTATTGCAGACCCTTGTCATCGACCGTCAATCGGAGTGTATTGTTTGCCGTTCTGCCAAGTACTAAATTTGAATCGTGGTTTTTTAGAGCTGCGGTTTTGGAAGTGTCCATTCCATCAAAAAAGCTACGGTTTACTTTTTCTAAGTACCAGCCCATTGAAGTATAAGTATCAAATATTGCAGCCGTGCCCCCAATTCTCATTGAGTTGTCATCCTCTGCGCGTTGTTCGAGCGCTCCAATATTTGCAAGGCGTACTTCTGCGTCCGATATTGTTCTACTGTTGTGAGTCATTGTTAGGAGCTTGTAAATTTTCAAGAGTGGTCATATTGACCTGGATATAATGCTTTTTACCAAGTCCATCAGCAATAGGATTCATATTTTCAAGGCGGCGAACCTCGTCCAAGCTCATAACTCCCGCGTTTAGCATTTGGGAGTAATATTGTGCGCGTGCTTGGGTGTCACCTCTCAAAAGTGAATCAAGGTTAAAGCGGAAAAAATAGTTAGCTCGATCCGATTTGCGTATAACACGGCGGTTCAACTCGTCCTCAAAGTTCTTGACGATTGGACGTATTGTGTGTGTTACGAACTCGATTGATTGGTGTTCGATATTTCCAAATGTGGCGCGTTCAAGGTCGTTGATTAAATGCAGCGGCACTGCAAAAAAGCGGGCAATATCTCGAGATGTTAAATTTGACGACTCGATGAATTGTGCGTCCTTTGGACTGAGTGCAATTTGTTGAAATTTAGCACCGCGATCTAATACGCCGATTGAACCAGTTTCTTTGTAGTTGCGCATAACCCTCAAAAAGTTTTCACGCATAAAATCGGCCTGCTTTTGATCGAGCGGTATAGGAGTTTCAACTATTCCACGAAGGCCGCCGCCGTTCTCATACATTGCCGCGGCATAGTCGTTTGCAGCGAGTGCCATTCCAATGGATTCACGCGCATAAGTAAGAGGGCTTTTCCCTTCGATGCCATCTTCGGAAAAGTTCCGAATGTGGAGAACCTCTCCGGAGTCAAGCGTTTCGCTTACTCCCTCGTTTGTGTTTTTGTAAAATATTTTACCCTTGTAAAGGTATGGTTCAACAAAATCCGGATGGAGTATTTGAAATCCGGAAACGCGGCCGGTACGGTCAAACTTTAATTTAGCATACGCGTTGCCTCTCATGCTTAAATGAAGCATAAATGTACTTCGCCATGTGTAGGAAGTCATCCGGTCGTTAGGCTCAATACAAACAGCGTACTGTTCCGGAGTTCCCGTAATTTCCTCGTAGCCTTCATCTAACTTTCTATAAAATCCTAATTGGAGACTTGCAATAGTGCGAGAAAGTAAATTTGCACATGAGTAAACAGTAGATACTTTTAATGCTGTTTCCGAATTGACCTTTTGGCCGGCAACGGACGGCCCGCCATTAAGCCATTCGATAAACCAGCTTGAAGGATTCGACAACGTCGAGCGCTGTTCCGGTTTGGAGCCGATTAGGGCCTTGAATTGGTCAAATAGTGCCATTTGTGCAAATATGGTAGGATATTGCACGTTTTACCGCTTTTTTTGGGTAACATTATAGCCGTTTAACCTTTTTTCG